GTTGATGCACATCGATCGACAACCCGACATCTTTGGCAATCGGCTTGACAAACGCAGTGGCATTGAAACGAGGAGCTGCACCACCTGCTAGCCTCGTGCGGCTACACCTACAGCATCCAGAACGGGGCTCTGCAGATCCAGAAGGCGGGCAAGCCTCTACTGGCGGTCGGGGCTCTGCTGTCCGAGGCCACGGGCCTGGTCGAGACCCCGTCTGTCAATCCTGACGGCACGGTATCAACCAAGACACTGATCATACCGAACATTTACCCCGGTGCTCGGTGCGTCCTGGCCTCGGCTGCCGTGCAGGGGCAGTATCAGATCCGGTCGATCAAGTACCAAGGCAATTCGTTCACCAAGGACTGGTATGCCTCGCTGGAGTTGAAAGCATGAGAATCTCACCCCAGGACGCGATCCGGCAGGCGATCGAGGCAGCCAAGCGGCAGAGCCACACGAACCTGCCCGGTATCGTGGTGACGTATAACGCAACGACGAAGAGGGCAGACATCCAACCCGGCTTGAACCGACTGGTACCTACCGACGTTGACGGCGAGTTCTCATCCGAGAGGCTGCCCGTGATCCCCGACGTGCCTGTGGTCTGGCCTGCCGGCGGGGGTTCGTGGTTTCAGGGCGACCTGATCCCTGGGGAGGGAGTCCTGCTCGTTTGCTGCGAGGCGGACCCATCCGAGTTTCTCCGGCGGGGCTCGGTCTCGGACCCTGCCGATGTCCGCACGGCCAGTCTCGCCCATGCCGTGGCAATCCCGGGGCTCCGCCCGGATGGGTCGGTGATTCCGGCTAGCCCGGCGGCAGCGATCGGCGGGGTGCTCTATTCAGCAGCCGTAGCCGAGCGGGTGAACCAGTTCATTCTGCTTTTCAAGACTGCCATGGTCACGGCAGCCGCGACCCCACAGACGGGCACCACGATCGCGGCGGCTATCGACACTGCGATCGGCGGCATGCTCACACCCGCCGTACCTGGGGTGGCCGGGGCGTTCGGTTCAGCCGCTTTGAAGCTGGGCTCATGAGTGCTACCCTAACCCGGTGGAGCGCGCCCTAGTCCTAGTTGCAGACGCGGAGAATCCCGACGTCGGAGACCTGCTCCTCGAGCACGGGCGGACGGTCCTGACCTCGGTTCTGGCCGAAGAGGTAGCCCAACGATTACGCGTGCGTTTCAATTTCTGGAGACAGGAATGGTTTCGAGATACGCGCCTGGGCACACCCTACCTGGAAGCGATCTTTGAGAAGGGTGTACCGGACAGTACGATCCGGTCTGTCTACAGCCAAATCATCCTCGGTACCGAGGGCGTGACCAGTCTTGACTCCCTGTCCTGGACGGTCAGCGCGACCCGGCAAATGGTCCTGACCTTCACAGCTCGCCTGCAGGACGGCACCACGTTCCGATCCAGCCAGTATGGCCCTTTCATCGTGAGGCTTGATGCCAGCGGTACTTGATAGCACGGGGCTCACTGTCCCTGACTTGGCCGAACTCAACGACGATATAGTCGACGAACTGCTCGCCTCTTTCCCCGGGCTCGACCTGACCGAGGAGAGCTATGACGGGCAGTTGATCGGCTCGTTCGCGGATCGGTTGGCTACCTGCTACGAGCTCCTGGCCGAGGTGTACGCGGGCTATGACCCCGGGCAAGCGTCCGGGCACCAGCTGCACGCGATCAGTGCCAGGACAGGGACGATCGTCAAGGCCGCGACGAAGGGTTACCTCGTCTGCTCCCTGGACCTGGACGCAGGTACCTACGCGATCGGAACCCTGGTCGCCAACGTCGCAGACGAGCCGACGAAACGTTACGAAAACCTGGCCGAGGTGACCAGCGTCGGGGGCGCCACGACTGTCACCCTGACCGCACAGACCGCCGGGCGCGTGGTCGTGTCGGCCGCGACGATGACCGAGATCAGCGCTGCCGTAACTGGATGGAACAGCGTTACGAACGCGGCCAGCTCAGAGGCGACCGGGAACAGTTCGGGCACGAACGCGGAGACTGACACGGAGCTCCGCCTTCGCCGGGCCTCGGACCTCGCCCGCTCGGGATCGAGCACGGCAGCTGCCATCCGGGCCGACCTGCAGGAGCTCACCGGGGTGGTCTCCGCCCTGGTCAGAGAGAACGACACAGACGCGACGGTCGACGGTATCCCACCCCATTCCGTGGCCTGCTACGTCCGAGGATCGGCTGCTGCGGCAGACATCCGAGCGCAGATTCTGGCCAGCAAGCCTGCCGGGATCCAGGCCTTCGGATCGAGTACTGGCAACGTCACAGACGAGCAGGGCGAGATCCACTCGATCGGCTACACGGCCCCCACCTCGGTCCGCTGCTACTGCATTGTCACGATCCAGGCCATCGCAGATACTTACGAAGGGGAGACCGCGATGAAAGCCGCGCTCTCTGCCGTGGTGACAGGCGATACGGGTAAGGACGTGATCCGGAGCAAGCTGCTCGCCGCAGCGGCGACCCTCGGAGGGGTCGTGGACGTCACAGCCCTGACGATCGATACTGTCGACCCCCCGGTCAGCACTTCGAACGTGACGATCACGAGCAGTCAGTACGCCTACCTCGACACGGTAGACGTGGACGTCGTGGTCTCCTACGTGACGGGTGCGCCGTGAGCGTAACGTTCGTCGATACCAGCGGGTCGGAGCTGGCCAGCAAGACTGCCCCGGTTCGGTTCACGTACACCGAGCTGCTCTACCGGATTGATGTCGTGTTCGCCTCGGGCAAGGCCGAGATTGCCTACCGAGAGGGCGCCTTCACTGCCCAGTACGGGGACAGCACCGACCAGGCCTCGGCCGTGACCCTCTATCGTCGGCAGGGCTGGCCCGAGCGTTTCCAGATTTTCGTCACCGAGGATGAGTCCTAAATGGCACGTACCGGAACAGTAAACCAGAGCCCGGCAACGGGGGCGGTCGCTATCTACACCGTGATCAGTCAGCTGGTCTCTTCGGGCTGGGCGAAGATCTCCGACTCGGACGGCACCACCTACTCTTCGGGCGGCACGCAGGTGACCTCCGGTGCGGCAGGTGCGGGCGGACTAGGTAACTCGCTGGCCTGGTTCGTGCTTCGCGATCCCGGCAGCCGGCGGCAGTTCTGCTTTCAGAAGTCCAGCGCGAACAATACGCAATGGCGGATCAAGTTCTCCGAGTCGGCAGGCTTCTCCGGCGGAAGCCCCGGCGCGACACGGGTGCCCAGTGCGACAGACGAGCAGGTGATCCTAGGCTCGGGTACGGACGCAAGCCCGACGATGGCCACCCTGCTCAACACGGATGGCGGATATCGATTCCATGTGATCTCCGAGTCCGCGGTCGTGACCGGGTCGAATGTGTACATGTTTTGGTTCGGCACGTCGCGCAGCACGACCGGAGAATGCGACGCCCTGTTCATGTGCGAGGGTCTGCGCGCGGGTAGTTACGATGCCTCGTCTACTCCGGACACGAGCCCGTGCGTGGTCTGGTGTTCGTACAATGCGACCCTAGGGATCGACTATCTCTGGTTCGGTTCAGCCGCTCCCGTGACGGCACACAACTGCAAGGCGTGGTTCAAACACGGCCTGTCCGGCTCGGCCTGGCAGGCCGTCAACTGCAACGGGTTCGGGACTGCCAACGTGGGCTACCCGGTCTACAGCGGCACCACGAACCAGGTCGGGCAGTGGGCAGCCGATTCGTACGAAGGGGGCATAGAAATGCTTTTCGTGCGCTGCAACAACAACAGCGCGCCTAACGGACCGAAGGGGGCTGCCGCGCATATGAAGCACTGTTTCTACGCGCGCGACTATCCGAACACTTTTGGATTCAATACCGCCGACCCCTACGTCTATTGGGGCAAGCAGAACGCAGGCGGAGGTTGCGTGATTCTCCTGCCTTGGATCACCGGCACGGCCCCGAGCCTCTAAAGTGGCAGACTACTCCCCAAGAGCGGTTACCACCCTCGACATCGATCGGGCTGAGCGTAGCTCGGGGGGGTCTAACTTCGTCCGATTCATCGGCTTCGACGGCAATCCCTACGCGACCTCTACGGCCAGCTACTCGGTCCGCGGGTGGGAATACCATGCCGAAGTGCGCCTATCCGAGGCCAGGGCGATCGGATCGGCACTCACGGACGAGCGGGGCAGCCCGGACGGGCAGATCCTGGACCATGCGGACCAAGCCCTGGGCAGGTTGATCCTCTACTTCCAGAAGAAAGCCCGCATGGAGGCCTACCTCCGTGCCTGCCTCGCCCCGGTGCAGACCCTCGAGAATCTGCTCTGGTCCGTTCTCCTGTTGCAGGATGCCGACCTCGAGAACCTGGACGGGGTGCACCTCGACAGGGAGGGTACCTTGATAGGGGAGGCCCGCGGGGACCGCACAGATGCCGAGTACCGCCCGGCCCTTCGCGCGCGCGTTTTGATCAACCGGTCAGACGGCAAGCTCGGTCAGCTCTACGAAATCTTGGAGCTCTTGATCCCGGGCAACGCGGCCAAGATCTCAACGATGGCCCCTGCGCACATCCTTGTCGATCTTGATACCGAGGGTACCACGACCCAGGAGGAGGTCGCCCGACTGCTCCGGCAGGCCAAGGCCGCGGGGGTGCGCCTGGACGTGGGATTCGGCGGGGCGATCGTCGGGGACGTCGGGGGCAGCCCGGCAGGTCC